TTCTTATTGGAGAAGTAAGAGAAGAGGCCCTTAAGGTTATTCTCGTAATTTGATTGCGCATTATAGAATTCTGTGAGCCTTAAAGATATTTCATAAAAGTCATCTGCCAGTACTGGCCGACCTGTATATTCTGCAACAATCTTATCTGTCCACAAATCAAAAATGAATATACTTGCCAAGGATCCTCCCTGAGTATAATCATTATCAATCGGGTCAATCCCGCCTATGTATCTATTTCTAAAAACAACGCCATCCCTATTCTTTTTTGGCATTTCAAAAATCTCAATACCTCCGTCTGAGTTCTGACCTTTAACTGTAAAAGGGTATTCCCTTATTGGCAATAGCTTGTCATTATTGCTCCATTTTATAAAACCATTTTCACCATAAACTAAGTTACCAACCCAGTGCGCGTCAACAAATTGATTTATTCCAGGCATAATATCTTCGAGATAGTCTCTAAGATCCGCAACTGGAAATGCTGTACCTTCTGTACGCATAATTGCTTCTTGAGGAGTAATTGGCTCTTCAGCTTTTTTCTGTATGATTGCATTTGGGTCTGCAGCTCCATACTTAACTTTTGATCTTTCTTTGTTGATCTCAATAAGAGCTCCAATAACATCGCTATTACCATTCTCGTCAAACTTACCTTTATAGTTCAAGTACGTTCCAAAAAAGAATGCGCTCTGACCACGACCATTAGTATTCCTGTCGAACACATTTGGCATTGAGTAAATATTATGACCTGATGAATTGTAGAATATTTCTTCCAATCCTTGGAATGCAGCTCCTTCAACACCACCTGTACCACCCGCCATCATAAATCCAAATGCATATCCAGATTCTTCAACTGATGGTCTGGCAATACCCCAAGCCGTAAGGAAGTCATCGAATTTACCAGCTTCTTCCCAGAGTACTAACGCACCCCTTTTACCCCTTGCTTTCTGAGGATCATTTTTGAGTGTCACACCCATCACCTCGTTTAATATACCAATTTCAGTTCCCGTCTTGGTATCTTTACGGCCCATTCTCCAATGCATATCATTCAAGGAATCCTTAAGTGATCTCACTCTGGGGAATGGAGTGTGCGTTGCAACAAAATCAATGTTGGCAACAAATTTATTCAGGATACCATCCTTAGTTAGGTATTCCTTCTCATTAGCTATTGCAAATGATTTTACTTTATGTCTCGCCTTCATTGTATCACCAAGAACAAAATTCTTAGCTAACATTGAGGATGCTTTTACTGAGTATCCACAACCCCTTCTTTTCAGGTTGGCGCCATGCATACCATGGGCCCTTGCAATTTCACAGTAATGAAAGAACCAATAATCAGCATCATATACGTATGGAAAATTTTCCACCCTATCAGCCTGCTTTGTTCCTTTTATAACTTCAGCTCTCAATAATGGAGCGTAGTTTAATTGATAATAATAAGTTCCAGGAATCCATTCTCCATCTGAATGTCTAATGTATCCTTCTCTACATCTTCTCGCTTCTTCCTCCCAGAACTTATAATATTCTGAGTTTGGATTCTTATTTGGAAAATGCTTAGTGTACTTATTGTTTTTTTCAAAATGTATTGCAGCAGGTCTAAAATAATCCATATCCTCTAAGATATGTGGATTAGTTAAATCAACAGCAATTCTCCCTTTAGGATCTAATTTCCTAACATGCATAGTCGGGTCAGTAGAAAAAAGAGGGAGTAACGGATTGTTCCATCTGTCAAGATCTTTAACTCTTTTCCTGGTTGGTGAGGCTAGATTCTGAATGAACATGATTGCATCAATATCATCAAGTAGGTCATTTCTTTCCTCCCTTTTCATTTTGCCAAGCAACTCTTCAGTTAGCTCCGTTTGTATATTATTGAACTTTCTCATTATATACCCTGGTTATCATCGAAAATACCAATCTCCTTATTACCGGATTGAGCTTTAAGTTCTTTCTCTTTTATAATTTCTTTTTCTATCTCGTTCAAAGCCTTTACAAGCTTTGGTATTTTATCCACTGACGCTGTAATCTTATTGATGTCATGGATAGGCTTGTTAGTCCTTAAGTCTCTTTCATTCATGTCAACATTGTCAAGAAACTTTGAAATCTTTTGTATAACATTCCTAGTACTAGCAAGAAGTATAGTACTAGTAGTGATACTAGCACGGACATAATATGCGATAGCATCATTAATGTATTGCTCGCGTACCCAATCATCCGGAAGATCCAGATCTTTACAAACTTGAGATTGTCTTTCATCTTCATCTAAAAGGTACATATAGTCACTTCTTTCATCAGACATATAATAAACAAATGACAATTCTTGTATAGCTCTAAACTTATCCTTTTTCTTATCCTTCTCCCATATAGTCTTAAAGACTTTAATGGCTAAAGCTTGTGGACTAAACTCCACATTGTTATTTACAATTTCAAATAGATTCATTCCTCTCCAAATTTTCTAAGACTACTCTTGTTTACAACTTGCGGTAGCTACTTAGTGTTGACCTTAATCTTCTCTGTAAAAACAAATATATAACAAAATAGCCCAACTGTCAAGTTAGGCTATCATCATGAATGTATGTTATTTTTATTCTTTAGCTTCTGGTAGTGGTCCTGGACTATGAGGAATATTTATTAAATCATTTTTTTCATTATCTAAAAACTCTTCATTATTTACAACTTTCTCTGCATCAACCTCTATATTTTTTGCAGCCAACAACTCTTCCGTAGTGAGAACCTCTGTTACAATCTCTCCTCTTTCTTCAACTTCTGAAGCTTTGATTTCTTCGAGAGCATAAGCTAATACTGGCTTAAGATCTGAAATTCTCTTTCTAGCTAATCTAACATTTGCTGATTGAGGCACTCCTTTTAATTTTTCTTCTATTTCTTTAAAATCCATTTTATTCTTCTTTTTTTACGCCCATACTATTTGAAATGTACGAGATATCTCTTTCTGTTATTCTAATATATTCTATTCCGTTAATGACTTCTAATGGTAAAAAGAATTCAAATTCTTTATTCACTTTTTGAGCAACTGTACTTTCTAGTTTCCTTTTAAAGTTTTCCATGTTAAGTTTAACTTCCATTCCAGGCATTGCCTGTTGAACCTGCGGCCCAACCGCAAGAACCTTCTGTGTATCAGAGAAATCTAGTTCTAAATCAGTGGCTCCTTCACCACCAAAAGATGCTGTAGGCAAATAAAGCCCACTATCAGTTTTCACTTTATTTCTTCTGGCCGTTAAAAACAATGTATTAAACATTGGTATTATATGATCCGGTAGAATCTTTTCTTTTAAAGATTTTTTATACAATCTTTCCTTTTCTTTAGCTTCATTGCCAAGGGTTTCAGAAACATCGTTTACGAGTCCTCCAGTCTTGCGCTTTCTTTTGTCACGGACCTGAAAGAAGTTTTTAATACCTTCTTCCTTAGCCTGAGATTCTTCCAAAGCTTTAACCTGTTTAGTTATAGCTCCCTCTTTCATTACTTATTAGATTTTGATTCAAGATCTGCAGCCATAACTGCATTTTTATTCATACTCTTTACAGCTTCTTGCTGAGATTGATGCTGCTGAACTATTTCCCCTAGTTGTTCTAACTGTTTTGCTATATTTAGCACTTCATTAAGATTATAAACTCCAGCTTTTGTAGCTTTGTTGATTGCATTATTAATTGCTTGCATTTACTTCAATTTTAAAATTAATAATTATATTTTGTAAAAATAACTCTTTGCTATTTCTTATACAAATTTTTTTTTTTTTTTTTATTTTCCTGAATTTTATTATATAGGTAGTGGCTAGCGTATAGCTTACCTATTGAAGGTATGTTGAAGTTAGTCTTCATTTTATTAAATTCCTCTTTAGTAAGGTCATCTTCAAATGTCAACTCTTTAGTTTTTTCTCGAATAAATTCATAAGGTTCCTTGATCATAAGCTCAACATCAGCTAAGTCAAGATTATATTTATGAGCTAATTCAAGTACTTTTAATTTGTCTGCTTTATTCAATGATTATAGTTTATGATTTATTTCAAAATTAAATACTAATTTGAATCCATCTTCTGACATGTTAGGAATAAGCCCCGGGTTGATTATATTATTCTTTTGGAGTACTCCTTTCTTTCTCAGCGCTGTCAAAAGATTATTGAATACTTTTGCATCCATATCCCCAAGATCAGCTCTGATCTGTTTCCTTGTATCTGTTGAAAATAAGAGTTTGTCCACAAGGTCAATATTAAGAACCTCCCTAGATAACTCGTATCTATAGTAGAGCATTAACCCAAGAGCCTCAATTTCTTTTTGCCTAAGCTTATGATAAGGCTTTAAGAACTCAAGCCAGTATCTAAAGATCTGTTTTTTGCTTGTGTGTATTCTCTTGATATTTATATTTTTCATTTGTAATCTTGTATATCGTGACTTTTAGACTGTATCCGTCTTTTTCGTTTCCTACTATCAAAGTCTTAAGATAAAAGAACTTTTCAATTGCATTAGCTGCATTAACTGCATTGTGAAAAAAAGTTGCTTTCTCTTCAAGAGGTTTTATAAGATGATCAAAATAAACGTATCTACATCTATTTTTATTCTTATTTGGCCAATCCTGCAGAATACTAATGTCAATCATTTAATCTTTTTTTTGCATGAATGGCTCTCCGTATTTCTCTTCGTAAAGCTCTTCCCATTCTGATATCTGTACATCTGCCATATCGTTGTTACCGCATTCAACACAATACCCAACAATAGCATCAGGCTTCTGCGTTTCTTCCGGTTCGCTAATATCTGATCTTGGAAATGTAACGTCTTTTATATGAAGACTTAAACAAGTCTTACAGTAGGTGACGGGGACCCTGTTGTAATTGTCTTTTTTAGTAACCATTAATAATTTTTTTAAATCGTTTATAATCTCTGTGTCATAGATTGGAAAGGGAGAATGGTTATTATACCACTCTCTCCTTTCTATTTCTTTAGCTAATTTAGCTGTTCTGCTCATCGTTTCCTAATTTTAGGCCTGTTAATTTGCTTCCCTATCTCTTATAAGAGCGCATTCAGTTGTTAATATTGTACCAATTACTGATGCAGCACTCTCTAATGCAACCCTTGTAACTTTTTTGGGATCCATTATTCCTGCCTCTATCATTTTTACGAATTGATCATTTTTTGCATCGTATCCATAGCCTGGGTCCATCTTTCTTATCTCAGCCATCTTTACATCTGCTGAAACTCCTGCATTTTCACATATTGTTCTGAAAGGAGATTGTATTGCTTGCATCATTAAAGAAACACCTAGTCCTTCGTGGCTATTAGGATTCACTTTAATCTTAAGATCTCTACACATCAATAAGGCTATGCCTCCTCCAGGAACTATTCCTTCCTCAAGTGCTGATATCACAGCTTCCTTGGCGTCGTCAACTCTGTCTTTTTTTTCCTTCATGTCAACTTCACTCTTCGCGCCTACGTTTATTACTGCCACTCCTCCGGATAGTTTTGCTTTCCTTTCCTCAAGTTTGTCTATCTCGTACTGAGTAAGCTTTTCGGATTTTATTTTCTGATCAATTTGGCTTTTCCTTAACACTGCCTCCTCTTCATTTTTGTTTCCACCCATAATAATTGTAGTGAGATGTGTGGAACTTACTAGTTCGGCTGTTCCTAACTTGTATCCTTCATCCGTTAGTAGATCCTCAACCTTTACTACTTCTGCCCCGACTATAGCCGCTATGTCATGAAGAACTTCTTTTCTATACTTTCCAAAACCAGGGGCTTTTACTGCTGCCAGTGATAATCCACCACGAGTCTTATTCATTACAAGCGTTGAGAGCGCCTGTCCTGTCACATCTTCTGCAATTACTAATAGTGGTCGTCCAGACTTTGCAACTGGCTCTAACCAATGCATGACTTCTTCTGCTGTAGTAATTTTTCCATCCACAATTAGTATGTATGGATCACGCATATTCATCTCAACTTTCTCCGGGTTAGTAGAGAAAAAAGTTGATAGCAGACCACGATCAAACTGTAATCCATCAACTAAATCTACAGTAGTAGTAAATCCTCTACCCTCCTCTACAGATACGGCTCCATCTGCTCCCACACTGTTAAAGGCTTTGGCAATTATCTCACCAAGCTCCCAGTCATTGTTTGCAGAAATGCTAGCCACATTCTTTATAGCCACGGATCCAGTCTGTATCTCAATCTTCATCTTGTCAAGCTTAGCAACTATTGCCTCAGTAGCTTTATCTATTCCATTCTTAATGTCTAGTGGGTTATAACCTGCCTTTACCAACTTAATGCCTTCGCGTAATATGGCTTGGGCCAGCACAGTTGCTGTTGTAGTTCCATCACCGGCTAATGTATTTGAAGCTTCTGCTAT